GCCAGCATTTTTGATCTCTTTTCCCTTTGCGTTAATAGCATATTTCGGCGCCCACAGAAAACCATGATCTTTAACTTCTTTAAAACTCGTTCCCAGATTAACCCAAAAAAAATCCATATATGACAATCCTTTTTAATAAAATTAAAATATCAAATCCTATTGATTCTTTAACTCTAACCAATAAAATTCAGAATTGAACCTTCAAATGAATTATAAAAACCTGCAATAATGAAGAATATCACTTTCTATTGTTTAATTACAAACCATAAGGAAGCGCCTTCGGACTCTTCAAACTGATAATAATAATCAAGTATCATAGATTAGTCCGCTACTAAATACCAGAAGGCCAAATACTCATACAGCACCGCCTTTAACAAAAATAACCCAATGCGTTTTGTCATTTTTTCCCGTGCGCTGGATGATGATCGGTCTCTCATCTGTCAGAGCTAAAATCTGGCTGGTCGGGATCTGCGTTTCATTCCACTTGAAAATCAACACGCCAGCAGGTCGCAGAACGCGAAACGCTTCACTAAATCCGGCGCGTAAATCATCACGCCACGTCAGAGGGTTTAGTACGCCGTATTTTTTGCGCATCCAGCCCTCTGGCCCCGCCCGCTCTAGGTGCGGGGGATCGAATACAACGACAGGGAAAGACTCATCAGCAAACGGCAACTGGCGAAAGTCGGCGATGATGTCCGGCGAAATAACCAGGCTGCGGCCATCACACAGCGTGTGCTGTTCGTTGCGGTTATCAATAAACACCGCGCGTGGATCGCTTTTGTCATGCCAGAACATGCGGCTACCGCAGCACATATCGAGGATTTGAGTCATAGCGTCCCCTCCGTCTTGTCGCGGTAGGTTTCATGCACCAGCAGATTAAACCTGCCATGCAGTCGCCATGGTGTATCGAAGAAACTCAATCGGCCTCGCAATGGGCGAAACTTAAGAGGCCTGGAGTCCCTGAGTTGGTAGCCAACGGGACCGAAGAACCAGGGGGATGAACTGCTTTCACAGGTTCCGGTGATCGTCGCCACGCCGACAATTCCACCAAGCTTGTAATGCTCTGGGTCTGGCATACGGACTGACACATGAACGCCGTGGCTAAACATCAGCACCTTTCGGGCTTCTTCCACTTCGGCTTTTGTTGGTTTCCTGCTCGATGCATGGATGAGCACAGGCCCACGATACTTTGTGTTCCATGTGCGGTTTTCAATGTCTTTGTAGCCGTTAACGATAAGCCATGCCCACGGTTGGCGAATAGATAGCGCTTTCATGCGTCACCGTCCTTGCGTTCTGCCTGCGGAGCAGCGGAAACCATAGCGGTGTATATGTCTCTGTAGTTCACGTCAAGAGAGCCGCCCATACCTCTGGTTACTCCACAACCAATTGCGGCATCTGTCATTTCCGGCGTCGGCGCTAACGGCACCAATACCCAACCATCAGGGATTGCTGGGGCGCAACCCTCCGCCCAATCTATACCGTTCCACAGCGGGGAATTATTGTTCTGCTGGAGCATGGCGGCGCGGCAGGCGTTCCACGCGTATTGAACACAGTCCACAACATCGCCATCAGGGAATGTGTTGAACAGGTCGAAGGCTTTGTCGCGACAAAGTTCATCCGGCGCTGGCTGGCTTGCGGCTGGTGGAACGGGGTTGGCGTAGAGAGGTGTTGAATGAATGCTATGCATCCCTTCTGCATTCGCCACGTAATCGCCATCACGGGTTAACTGGTCGCCACCGTGTGCGTGAACAATCCACGCCACAGGCTCTTGCCCCCGCAGTTCTGCCAGTTGTCCGCTCAGGTCTTGGATTTTCGCATTCAACTGCACGAACGCGTCAACGAGGCCAGACTGAACAGATTGATCTGGCGGGATATCGAGCGCATGACGAATGCAGGCCATTTCGCGTGACATGCCAGATTCAGCCGCTAGCATCAGCTCGATGCGGTTCGCTGCCTGAGTAAATAACACTCGATCCTGACTATCCGGGCTATCCGTTGCCAGCTCCCGAATGCGCTCAATCATCACGGCTGTAGAAATTTCAGGTTTCATGCGCGCACTCCTGACAGCAGTTGAGTAAAGCGAGCCTGTGCGGGGTGAACGCCAAAACCGGGGTGAATTTCACGGAACAAATAAAACCGGTATTTTCCCGGCGTGCCAACTGCGGCCACCTGGTTGTTTTCTCTCAGCGTTCCGAGGGCTGAACTGGCTTCACGACGGGTTATATCTAAACCGCGGGCAATCTCTGTCCGAGTCAGTCCCTCGTTGCGGCGAACGTAGCGCAGCACACGCTGCTGAGTGGTCATTTTTTTAGTCATTGGTCAAATCTCGATTGTTGGTTGAGTTACGTGTTACTTGATATACCGAGCCCCTGCGGCGCAGAAATTCTTCGTGCATTTGCTGTGCAGGTGTTGGCCCACCTGGATGCTTTGGTGCTGCTAGTTGTCGGCGAACGGGTGGAATACTCATTCCGTGTGCTACGTGCTTAACCCACTTGTTCAGCAGTCGTTCTGCCAGCCGCTCCAACTCTCCCGCAGTCATGCGTTTCTCAACGCCCGCCCGACGCATTTCGATGCAAATGTGATAAAGCACAGGCTGGCGCCACGGGAATTCTGTGCTGCTGGCGTATCGGTACGACTCGTTGCGCCAGCGCTTGTATTCGGCCATAACATCATCGGTGTTCAAGCCAAATGGGTTCGCTCCGCATTCAGCCACCAGCGACACAAATTCCGCCAAATCTGGTGGCCACGCATTGCCAGCGGCACAGCGACTCAGGCAGCCAGTAATAACTTTGGAAATCTGGTCATTCGTCAGATGTCCAATCGCCGCCGCCCACGCCGGAGAAGGTTCCGCCCCGTTTTTGGTAATCCAGCGATCCGTGTAAATCTCGATCATCGCCTCCCACAACCCGTCCAGCATCAGCGTGGCGCTGGGATTGAGCTGCCCTGAATTTCTGCATTGCGCGAGATTCACCACTGCTGGTGGTCTGTTCTGTTGCTGCATTTAAACCTCCGGTTTTTTGTTTACCTGCCGAACTCCGCACCTGCTGGATGTGCCGAGCTAATTTCTGATCCCATTGATGTTGGTAGAACGCTTTCCCCTCAGGCTGCCAATACATGACAAACCCCGCTAACTCAGTTGGCTGGTAGTCCTCTGCCAAAACCACCCCAGCCAGCGCAGCCCGTTGTCGAAAATCTAACGACGGTCTCCAGTCGGAAAACATCGGGAATTTACCGATCGGCTCATCGATGCCTGGTATGTATTCCGGCAGTCCGTTGTTTTCAGCAGGAGGTAAATTTTCCTCGCGCGCTATGTGTGGGGTTTCTTCCTTTCCATTCCCTGATCCCTGATCCATTCCTACAGGTACTGATACGGTAGATGTACCGTACTGATACGGTATTAACTCCATCTCTTTGATTTTGCTTTCCTTTCCCTTGTTAACGACCTGATGTTTTTTGAAGTTTCTAATTAACCCAAAACTCTTGTCATCCGGGGTGGAAAACATGGATAGATATCCATGGTTGGAAAGCTCCTGTAGCATTACGGTAATAGGAATGGATGGTTCACGTAGCGGAAAAACAGCCGCTTTAATTAACTTCGGGTTGGCATTGAAATAGCCTTCATCGTCTGCATAATTCAGCAAGCCAATCGCCAGCAAGCACGCACATTCGGACGCCTCGGCCATGTCTTCATCCGTCCAGAATTCCGGTTTTATTGTGCGTATACGGGCCATTATTCCCCCTCGATACGCTTAAAATTGATTGCCCATACCCATGGGTTGACTTGCCAGCTTCCTGCGCCGTAAATCGATTCCCATAAATCCCGATACCAGAGGAACGGATCGTACTCACCACCATCAGTGGCTCGTTCCGCTGGGTATCCCTCTGCGATAATCCCATCGCGCGGGATGTGTTTAAGGCGCTCAACGCGCACATCTGTAATTTCCAGCAGAATGCGAGACGCATAGCGCGGCATATGAATTGATGGTATCCATTTGATCGGATAGATTTTCCCGCTGGCCGTAGTGAACCGGATGGCATCAGGATTGCTGGCGCGATACACGCGAAATTCACCAGTGCCGCCTAAGGCATCACGGCGAACTTGAAGCCCAGAGGTTTCCCGCACCCACAGACGATCACCGGGCTGACCGAATGGGCATTTAGCGCTCCATGTTCCGCCAGTGCTTTTGGTGTATGCATACAAGCCATCAACCTCATCACCGTTTTCAGCACGGCCTGAGATTATTTCTATCTGGTGATCATGGCGGTACTGGCTGCGGTCAAATGGCTGATTTTTGATAATCCGCCGCGTCTGGGTCTTGCGACCGTCGAGAATCGCCCGAACCATTTCGCCGTTAAAAATTATCCC